GCCTCCTCTGGTGGATTCCAACCCACCAACCCGGTCTGTTTTACCAGACCGGACCCAACGACCGCTTTAGCTTGACGGCGGTCGGACGTCCGCTACGCGTGAGGTGCTGGGGATCCTGGTTACCCGGGTTCACCAAACACTTCAGCATGGCAGCAGAGCCATCGATCTCGTTTTCCGGGATCAAGGCCTGTACTACGTACCCCCTCGCAAGGGGCACGTGGTAATCAGGGCACCAGGCATGGCCATCAGGCCACGCACTAGTATCCAGTCTGCCTAGCAAAGGAGATGACTCCTCGACAACGGGGAACCTGCCCTTTAGTATCAGGGTCAGGGCCTCGTCATAGAGGGCTACGACTCTCGACAACCCATCCTTGTAGAACAGGTTGCGAGTAGCCACAGCTGAGGCCACTTCTTTCGCGTCGCGCAGTGAGGACGGAAAACTGAATCGGACCTTCGTCACAGAGACGTCGAATCCGGCCCAGTACTCCTTCCCACAAGACTCTCTGAACAAGCCAGTCCAGAAAGACTTGTGTCGATTGACCTTAAAGCCGAAGGCTTCAAGGCACTCGATCACTGTTTCAGCCGCTACGGAGGGACAGATAATGTCATCCCCGTAGACACGCACCTCGTCCTGGAGCCTTGTAAGGCTCTTTCCGGACATGGGCACAGACACTGCACGATGCACACCGACCAAAGTCACCGCCGCGAAGACGATGGCCTCAATCGGGAACGTAAGTGCAGACCCCATCGAAGCGAACTTGAGAAGAGGGATTACCTCTCCATCAGGTAGCTTGGCTCGGGTCGACCGACAAGCCTGGACCGCCTCATTCAGATGCGGCCAAGGCTCAAGGATGGCCTCGACGAGCCAATTGGGGACGCGATCACTAGCTTCGCTCAAATCGAGCGTCGCAAGTGTTCCCTCGTCACTAGCAAAGTGGGCCATCGCCTGATTAGGGCGCTGGTCCTCGAAGCCGACGAAAGAAGACGCGATCGGGTGAGACTCGATCGCGTCCACGAGTGGTTGCTTGAGAGCCTGCTGCGCATATTGCATCGCAGTAGGCTCCGCCGCAATGATTCGTGGCGTCACCTGTGTCTTCGGGACGAGAATCACCCGGGTAGGGATCTCCTCATCCTGGGGCAGGAGCCTCACGGCGTTATCCCGCGTTGCCAAAATAGAGTGCTGGGCGAACTCCCTATAAGGGAACATTCGCTCCATACGCTCTGGCCACGTAGGAAAGGTCCACTTCTGGTTTCCGCGAAGGCGGTCAGCAGTGGCGCCGGGCCCGTGCTTGGGAGTTAACTCGTTATAGGCGATCTGACGATCGACCTCTGCGAGCGCGTCCCCGAACACGAGCATGACTGTCCTCGACACGTCCCGCAAGAGTCGTCCTCCGAAGAGGGGGGACTCGAGCGGGTCGATCATAAAGGGCGGTCCAGCTCCTGGTCAACCTCGATGTACTGTCGGATTGCTGCGCGTTGCGCCGCAAGCGGCGCCATGCTCTTTTCCTTGGAAAAGAGCGCGCACAGCTGCCTCACGGCAAAGACAGCCTCGGCCATCTCCGCCATGCCGGCCCCCTGAGGGGGGTAGCACAGCGGGATGTCGATGCCCGGCCGGTCCGGAAGATAGAACTCCCGGTTCGGCATGGATACATCAAGGTGCTTGAACAGCTTCTCAGTGAAGCCCCCGAGAAACTCGGGGACGCCCCAGCGCGCTCTCCTAGGGAGGAAAACGTCAGACCGCCCAGGTTCGGAAACCTGGACAGTGATGACCCTCCTGCGGAAGCCACGAAAGGCGTCGTGACTGAGACGTTCCTCGGCGAGAGCTCTCTCGAACTCCTTGCCAAAGGACGGAAGAGTGACGGTAAGAAATCCGTCACCTTCAGCTGCGACACGACGACGCAAGGTTTCAGCGTCGTCATGGGTGCTGACTGAGCACATGTCCCCGAGATCCTCGAGGACACTCAGCCAGATCTCACTTCGGCTTTTCACTTCAGGCCACCTCCTAAGGTGGTTCACGAAGGTCCTAGCCACGTTCAACATGAACCACCGACCCGGGGGAGATTACTCCCCCCCGAGTCGGCTTCGCTCACGACTCGCCGGCCAGCACCTTATCGGTGTTGGTCGACGTACCGAGCCAGTCGGTGAGCGCCTTGACGATCTGCTTCTGCTCAGTGAGCGAGTAGCCGATCTCAGGCGCATCGACGACGAGGTACGTGCTCATCGAGTACGCGCGGCTAACCCCATCAAGAAGGGGGTCGGCAGCGGTCTTCTTTGAGTCGAGCCGGATCGTGTGTCGGTTCCGCTTCCCCACCACATGAGTGATGGAGAGTGCGAGACCGTCCGCGGAGCTCTCGTAGAGAGCCTTGCGATCGCCGACGGAGACCCTGGAGAGGGACTTCGAAACGGCGTTGACGACAACGGCGAGCGGTTCTGCGAACATGGCGTGTGACTTTCTGACTGAAGGTACGCTCAGTATGAGCGCACCTGTTGCACCCCCCGCCCAGATGGATGGGGGGGTACTGCGACGGGCCGAAGCCCGGGCTTCACAGTCGGCTGATGCCGAGTGCGGCCAGGATCGAGAGCTGTCTGGTTGATAGTCCATCGAGCTCAAGTCCAAAACCGAAAGGCGTTGCTGGTAGACGTTGCTGTGACAGGTATGTTTTCCTGCTCACAATAACGCTTGGCTGAAGGGACCCGCCTACATATAGGCCCCCTTGCCATGTCTCCTCATGCTCGAGTTTTACCTCTTGCATGATGTAGCCGTACGGCATCACTAGACCGTCCTGCTCGAAAGCAGTGATGTTCTTCATGACGTCGCCGACATTGGAGAAGTAATCTACCAGCCATGAATAGCCAGTGAGTTCCCAGACAGTGTCTAGGCCAGGCACGACACCGTATAGGTGATCGAGCTCAGCCGCCGACCGCCTCCACCCGTTTCGGGGAAGGTGATAGGTAAAGGCACCACTAAACCAGGTTCTGGTTGTCGTGGTTTGTCTGGTTACTCGCTTGCCCGTCGCGAAGAGACCACTGGGTGAAAATCCCAGTGCGACAGGAACTGCATTAGCAGTTTCCTGCACGGACGATGTAACTGTCGTCTCAAACTGATAGCGACGGCGGATCCACCTACCGGAGTCTCGCTCATACTGCGCAAGCAGCGCATCTGAGTCTCTGGCGACACGTACCAAATCGGTCGCATCGCCATAGAGAGGAAGGTACCCGAACATGACGTTAAGGTACTCTCCTCCGATATTCCCTGCATTGCCAGGCGTTTGGGGTAAACCCTCTCGCATGAGCTCTGCAACACTCGAGGAAAGATCAACGAGTGGGTTGGTGGGGGCAACCCTTGCGATCGCGGTGGTACCCAAAGCGTTAAGGCTAGGGGTATCACCGAGAGGAGCAAGAGGGGTAGCGCGAAGTACAACGTCCTCAGGAGTGAGGGCATTCGCGGCCGGGTAAAGGTCAGAGATGAAGTTCGCCGAAGCGGCGACCATCCCTTTTCCGTACCGGCTAGGCGATCCTGTTCGAAACAGGTCAACCTTCTTTCCCCATTGGTCCACATTAACTCTTGTGTGGACAAATCTGCCTCCGATATTCGTGTGACTGCGTCCAAGGTAGGACACAGGGTGGTTCCGGGAATACTTCGCCTCCATTAAAGAATAGAGGTTGAGTTGTTCCCAAGTCGGTGGGTTCGTCCCGGTTTTGTAGAAACCCTCATGTTGCTTAATGTGGGTTCTACTCTGCCAAGGATTTTCCTGCTTACGCTGAGCAGCAGAATCGCTGCCGTTGTAAGGTAGGAAGCCCATCGCTCCTGTCAAGGAGACCACCTCCTCTCGGGGATAAAGGATGCTCGGCTGCACCCGTGGGCCCCTTAGG